TAGTGAACAACTTATCAGTATGCGTCTTGATGCAATGGTCAGTGAATACAGCACAAAAGAAATAATGAAAAACATGGATGATGTGGATTTAAAAGTGCGAATGAAGGGCAAAGGTGCTGGTAAGTTCAGAGTAAAACAAATGCCAAATGGTGTTACTGCCAATGATGTTAGAGCATTTGTTAGAGAGTATGAAATTAATTCTGATGTAAAAGTAGATGCAATACTTGTAGATTACTTGGATTTGATGAGCCCTATTAGTGCAAGAGTTAGCCCAGGCGATTTGTTTATCAAAGACAAATATGTTTCTGAAGAATTGCGTAACCTTGCAGTGGAAAGCAACACATTATTGGTAACAGCATCGCAGTTGAACAGAGGTGCAGTAGAAGAAATAGAATTTGACCACCATCATATTGCAGGTGGTATTAGTAAAATACAAACAGCAGATAATGTTATTGGTATTTTTACAAGTAATGCCATGCGAGAACGTGGTAGATATCAAATACAGTTTATGAAAACACGTTCAAGTAGTGGTGTTGGCAGTAAAGTAGATTTAAAATTTAATCCAGATACATTGAGAGTAGAAGATTTAGATGAAGATGATGATGGTGCAATCAGTGTAGCATCTAGTGGACTGCTAGAACAGTTGAGCAGAAACAAAAGTATTAAAGCAGAAGAGTCGGAAGCACAGGACACTGTAAGTCAGGCATTAAACATGCGTGAGTTTATGAAAAAAAATGACCTATAAATGATAAATACGAATATACATAGGGAATTATAATATGTCTTTAAGAAAATCGAGAACAATATTAGAGGAACTGCAACAGATTTCTGTTGACAGAGATAAGCATCATGTTCTCGAAAACAGAGTAGAGCATGTTGTGTCCACCGTGCAAAATTTAAAAGCAATGTTGTATGAATCATACAGCAAAGAAGAAGCATTGGACTTGGAACGCAGAATGATAAACAGTATCAAAAGTGGTGATCCAAAAAAATTCTCTAGAGGAATCAAAAAAGTAATAGAATCCACAGAGAATAACGATGAAAGTATTTGATATTACAGAAGCGCCTTCAGTAGCAGACCAATACAAACAAGCAACTCCTAAGCCAAAATTTTCACAAATGGCTCAACAGGCCCGTGCAAATAAAAAGCAACAAGACAGTGATGCTTTAAAGGCTAAACAAATTCGTACCAATAGAGAAAAGTCTAAGCAAAGAGGCATCATAGGACAATTTGCTCAAGAAAAAGGTATGAAGAATAAAATTGTTGCTGACGAAAGAGGTTTGACTTATCAATTACAACCACAAGACGAATTGGGTAAAGATTGGAGATGGCAAGAAGTTAATATTGCTGGACCAAAATTAGAACCTGGGCAATCTATACCATTAAGTAAAGTAAAACCAGAAAATATTAAAAATGCTCCAACCAAGGCACTTGCTCCCAAAGATGGCTTGTCCATGGAGTTATCAAACATTGCAAAAGGTATTGAAAAGCCTGACAGTGTTATAGACAAAATGAAAGACAAAGCCACAAAAGCAATAGGTGGTCCTTTAGCAAGTAAAACAATGTCAGACCCAGACGCTACCACAGGACAAAAAATTGGTGCAGTAGCCGGAGCGGGGTTAGGAAGATTGGCAGGCAAAGCCTTAGGTGCTTTAAAACCACAAGCACAAGCAGAACCAGAAACTCAAGCATTAAGCAGTCAGTCTCATAGACAGTTAGGTGCATTACAGCAAAAAGTAATGTCAACAGGTGACGTAGAAGCCGCAAAGGCTTTAGTAGACATGCTGTCAGCAAAATCAAAAGAAGGTGCCGACCCTGCAGAAATTTCAAATTATGCAAACACAGTTGCACCTGTCTTGAAAAGAAATAAGGAATTCCAAAAAAATAATCCTCAAGTTTATGCAAATCTTGTTACACTAGCAAGACAAATGAGAAAAGAAGCATACGAACATCTTTGCAGAGTGTTAGAACATGCTAACCTCACATGGGAAGATTTAGGATACAGAGTTTCTCTAACAGAAAGCAATGTTATTTTATTCCCACATGAGGAACTTACTCAGATAGAGGAATCTATTGCACTCGAAGAACTAAAAGTATTATCAGGAGTTTAATATGAGGTTTTTAGAGATATCTAAGCCTTTAGTAACTCAACTGCTAACTGAATCTGTTATTTTAGAAGGCAAAGACGGCAAGAACACTCACTTGGAACACCTTGAAGATAATATCTTCAACAAAGGATATCCAGGAGCCAAAGAGGCAGTAGACTATCTATACAGTCTACATCAAATGCTTGAAGGTAATACCAAAGCACCAATTAATATGACAACCAAATGGGACGGTGCTCCAGCCATTGTTGCTGGTAAAGATCCTGCAACTGGTAAATTTTTTGTAGGCACAAAAGGTGTGTTTGCAAAAACACCTAAATTAAATTTTTCTGAAAAAGATGTAGAAGCAAACCATCCGGACAAGATGAAAAATGGCGAGTTAGAAAGTGCTGAAGGTCTAAGAAGTAAACTTAAGAACGCATTTAAATATTTGAGTAGATTAAATTGGGACACTGTAGCACAAGGCGATATGCTGTATGGTGGAAAAGAAGATATTAAAACTGCAGACATAGATGGCGAACAACATTTGGTATTCAAGCCAAACACAATCACATACGCAGTACCAACTGACAGTGAATTAGGAAAGCAAATTGCTTCTACAGATTTTGGTATTGTGTGGCACACAGAATATACTGGAGGTTCAACACTTGCTGATACTACTGCAAAGTTTGGATTTGACAGCAGTGTTTTAGGACAAACAAATGGGTTATGGCACAGAGATGCATTAATAAAAGATTTAAGTGGTACTGTTACATTCACTAAATCAGAAAGCGATGACATTTTAAGTGCTATTAAAGAAGCAGACACTTATCTTAAAAGTATAAATGCAGACACTTTTAAATGGTTACAAACTGGTGCAGATGTTGGCAGTAGTTTAAAGCGAAGTGGAGAGTCAGGCATGGAGTTTTTAACACAATTAAAAGCACATGCAAATAATCAAGTTAGACAAGGTCAATTCGATGAACCCACAAAGTTTGCAAAAGACTTTGTTACAAAGTATGTAAATTTTTGGACAAAAGAAATCGAAAATGTGTCAAGTCAAAAAGCCATCGACACAAAAACAAAAATTATGGTTGATGGTGTAAAAACAATCAAAGAAAATTTACCTCAAATTATTGCTGTTTATGATTTGTACCTCAAATTAATAGAAGCAAAAATTAAGATAATTAGAAAGTTAGAGCAAATTAGACAAATAGGCACATTCATACAAGATGAAAATGGTCTCACATTAACAGGCGAAGAAGGTTTTGTTGCTGTGGACAGAATGGGCAATGCTCTCAAACTAGTAGATAGATTAGAGTTTAGTAGACTAAACTTTGGTTCAGGTAAGCCAGGTTCCTAATGTACGAATTTCAACTTATAAATGATGAACTAAGTGAAAGCAGATTGTTTAGAACAACTGCTTCGTTTGGCAATCTCACAGGCAGAACTATTGCTGACCTATTGTACCTTAACACACTAATGATGTTGATGTTTGTACAGGACAAGGAGCAACGTGATTATGCTGTGGCTTACACAAGAAAGACCACACAGTTTGGACCGTTTGCATTGTTTAGAACTACATCAACAGACTTATATTTGTTGGCATTTGCCATGAAGTATCCTGACCATAAAAGTTTAAACATCAAAAGCAAAGATGAGAAGTTTTTAAATTCTTGCAGTTTTCACAACAGAAGATATTACAACTTCATGAGAAAGATGGCTACCATTGAACCTACTAGAAGTGAGTCGGGTGCATTTTTAATTAGACTGGAAAACCAATTAAAGATCAACAACAGTTTGTACAAACAGTTAAGACGTTTGATATTGGACTGGAGAGATTTAAAATACAGCCAAAAGCAATTGGTTGTGTCAAAACTATTGCAACAGTTGAGATTAAAAGGTAGAGGTGGCGAAAGTTTCCAACACTTGGTTGCAATGAAAAGAGAAAGACAATATGGCGATGCTCCTAAGTCAGATAGAAGTATTGCAAAAACAGTGGCAGGCACAGCCGCTGGTGCTTATGTTGGCAGTAAAGTTATACCCAAACTGACCAAAAACAAATTAAGCAGTAGAACAGGTGCAGGCATAGGAGCCATTGCAGGTTACTGGGCAAGTGGCAGACGTAAACAGGTATAAATACAGTTATGCTTATAAGAGAAATAATAGTAGAGCAAGAAGGCAAAGATCCTAAAGTGATGTCTGCATGGTTACAGAATGCGGCGGCTGTGGGTTCTCCAGGTGCAAAAGACCCTAACGTTATTTCTAAATCTATTTCTATATACACTGCAAAAGCAGAATTAAGTCCAGATGAAGCATTCAGTATTGCAAAAGGACAGTTAGGCTATAATAAACCTAGTGGCGATGCCCAAGTCAAATCTAAAAAGAAAGTGCCTAGTGATGCTATTGCACAAGCCCAAGCACAACGAAAACAAGCACAAAAAGATGCAAAATCAACTAAAGGTAAAGGACAAGCAGGTTGGTCAGATAAATCACACGGTCATTTAAGAGGTGTGGGAGATGCCGACAGTGTAGGCGGTATGGTAGATAGGTTAACAGATTACATACCAGGTGCTAAAACAGTTAAAAAGAATTTCAAAAAAGGTAATCAAGTAGGAAAAGCAGTAGGTTCAAGCCTTGCTAAAGCAATGAAAGGCACTGGCCCTAGAAAAACTACGTTCTAATTTACCAAAATCATTTCCCATTAATTTTTCTAAAAATTGATAAATAAAAGTAACCAAAGCATATTCATATAACTTAAGGTGGTAGTTTAAAGACTACGAATATGCAGATGACCAGATTAGGAGAATTAAAATGGCATTACAAAGAGTAAACGGTGCAGTTGAAGAAGGTCAATTACTTGTCGGTTCTTTAACACACTTAATCGTTGACGAAGTAGACGGTTCTGATGACATCAGCAACTTCGGTTTCACAAGTGGCAACGCAGACCCAGGTGAAAAAGTATTACAAGCATTGGCTTTACACGCAACACCAGTAATTGTTAACTCTGCAAACGCAAGAGTTATGTACGTTGCTGTTGAAGGTCAACCAAATGTTACTGCTATGCAGGCTTCAGTTGTAAGTGTACTAGGTGCAAACGCAACTGTAACATCAGGCGAATACATCGTATCATAAGTTTAGTATAATATACTTAGGAAAAATCCTCACTTTATGTGGGGATTTTTTTTGACTATCGTTCCTGAGCCATAAAATTGCATATAATGATAAATACTACAAAATACGGAGACACACATGAGTATGACAAGAT